TAGGACTTCAAGTCCTATGGGGGATATCATGCTGACAGCACCATTCATGAAAAAACTGTATTAAGTATGTAATTAGTCATTCGCGTAGTTTACGTGGTGTGCATTATATTTGTGTATAGTAGTAGCTTTCATATTCAGCAATTAGGAGTCTACATCATATGTTAAGTCTTATGTAAAGAGAGGAAACAACAAAACTTTGTTCAAAGGTTTAGTTATTTGTGGTGCTGTCAATGATATGTTATACTAGAATTTAGCTTAGCCGTTCCACGTTGTTTTAGAACCTTTACCGCCACTACCATTGTTACCAATGAGTGTAGTATCGAAAGGTTTCATATCTTCAACACCAGTATATGTATATTCAGATTCATCCCAGATAGTACCTTCACGAACCCAGTTAAGTAAAGACTGAGCTTTCTTATTGATTGCAGTGTTGGAAATTGGGAATCCAGAGAACTCTACAGTTACTTCTTTGAACTCGATATTACCACGTTCGATATTGAACATGTTCAATTCAGCTTGTGTAGGTTGGCATGCTACTAAGTAGAATGCTTTTTCTACGTTCATCATTGTATTATCAGTTACGATATATAAGAAGCTGAATACTTCAGATTCAAATCCAGGGTCTTTGATAGTACCATCCTGGATAAGACCATGGTAATGTTTAACTGTTGTTGTAGGGTCTTTTACACCACGTAAGAACAATTCATGAACTTTAGTGATGATAGCACCAGATTTTTCGAAGTAACGAAGAGAGAAGTTAGATCCAGATTGGGAAGTAACTTTATTGATGATGTTGATTTGTTTAACACCATTTGTCAATTCGTTAGTTTCGCCTTGCATGTTATCAATACCGTCTAATCCACGGAATTCATATTCTAAGATATGTACGTATGTATTGATAAGTTTAGCATATTGCTCACTACGATGAGCAAGTTCTTTTAAGAAACGAGGAATAGTCAATACGATGAATAGACCATAACCTGTTTCGAATTGGTTGAACTGATAAAGGTTAGCCCAGTCAGTTACACCACGGAATAATGCATAACTAGTTAAGTCACGCGTTTGTTTAGTGCCGTCGAAGATAAAGTTAACAGCACCTTGAGTACGATTGTTCACAGCCATTATAAATTACCTCCTAAATACGAGTAGATGAAACTGTTTGAGCGATTGGAATTGCAATGATACGGAAGATTTCAGCTTGAGCGAAGTCTTTGAAAGAAACCTTAATAACCGCATATACAATTTTGTTAGCCGCATATACAGAGTCAGTATTGAAGTCGATTTCGATAGAAGCGAATTTACTGGAGTTAGCATTGATAACTGCTTGTACATCACTCTTATAGTCTTCGAAATCAGTACCTGTAATGAATTTGTAACGGGATTTAGGACACTCGATACGAATTTGTTTAATAAGCTCTTGAATAGACAATACGTTATTTAAGAAGCTTAATTGTGTATAGATATCTTGTGCCGTATATTCTGTAGCAATAGTAAAGATATTATTGTAGTATTTACCGAAGTTTACACGGAGATCATCCATTTCGTTAACTTGGTCCCCAGCTGGAGTAATCTTAGGAACGTAGCTTAAACTACCCTCAACGATTTCTGGAATAGTCCAACCGTTGTTGATACCAGCACATACTAAGGAACGACCATTGAAGAAATGCATACAAATCAAACGTGCAATGGAGTAACCGATTGTAACAGTGATTTGTTTACGAGTGTAAGGGTCAATAATATCATAATATTGGCAGTAGTCTGCTACGAAACGGTTATTGATTCCGTTATTAAGAAGTTTAGCATTCTTAATAGATACGATATCAGTCAATCCACGTGTACCCATATCACGGAAGAAGAACACGTCTTGACGGAATGTACATAATGCTTCAATAGCACGTTTAGTTTCATGAGGATAGTTAGCATCAACTACGATATCGATAGGGTTATTATCCACATCAAAGATATCATCATTGAATGTACCATCATATACTTTAGTCATTTCTTTAGCATATACGGACTCATGATCGCCTACGCCTTTATAGGTTTCGATTGGAGCTCTACCGAAAGTTTCACCATTAGTACCGCCAGTTAATGGATGTCCATCAAATCGATCTAATTTAACTGTACGAGCACCATCTGTTGTAGCAGTAACGATTTTTAAACGTTTTAAAGCTTGGCCTCTCCAGTTACGAGCACCTAAGATATCGGCTTTAAGTAATTCTTCTACAGGAATACCACTCTTAGTGGATACGTCTTGTAAGAATAATTCTACTTGGTCTTCATACCCATAGCATAATAATTGAGAAGAAGAACGTTTAACAACTGGTTGGATAAACAAGCTCAAGTTGTTTTCGATCTCAGATGGGTTAAGAGAGAAAATCAAACTTTCTGTAGTACTATTATTTTCGCTAACATCGATAACATAACGAGCTGCTTGAGCAGAACGAGTTAAAGTGTCATCTAAGGAAATAGTAACACGTTTGTTGGATTCGCCACGGCCGTTATCTGTTAATAAGAATAATGGATATTTAGAATCTCTATTATTTTTTAGTTTGTTATAGAAGTCTTTACCATTTTTAGCAAAGTTAGAGCCATTGATATTTTCTTCAGGAGTCAATGTCTCAATAGTGAAGTTGATTTCACATACAGCGTATTTTGCAGGAACTGCATCAGCGCCAGCTTCTTCTTGACTATATACAGGAAGATCATCAATAGTATATTTGCCTGCAGTATATGCATCATGATCTTCTTTTTTCCAGAATACTTTTTCAGTTTCGTATTCACCACTACCATCAGCTTTTAATACTGCAGCATGAGTGATAGGATCAATTTTAATACGCTCTTCTTGTTGTTCAACTTGTTTAGTATGAGCAACAACACCCAACATAGCTACTTTTGCTGTAGGGTCAACAATACGTTTAGCATAAACGATACCACCATTGTTGATAACGTTAGCAGCTTGAAGCAATGGTTGTCCATGTCGAGCAAAAGAAATCTCACCATATTGATTGAAGAAATCTTTACCTTGCCATTTTTTATATTCTTCTGTACCTTTATCTGAAGTGAATCCCATGAAAATAATAGGGGTTGTTCTAGGATCAGCTGTTCTCAGAGAAGGAATATAACTCTGGTCTTCAAGAATGATTTTTGTACCAATCATCTCTTTATCCTCCTTAAAATATAAAATTAAATTCTAGTTATAACAATACCATTTAGGATCGTTTTAAACTTTTATTCAAATGTTACTAAAAAGGGCATATAGGCTCCTAATCCATAAGTATTGGCTCCATAGGACTATCGACTTTATTCTTATTAATAGCAGCATTAACTACTGCATCATCCCAGTTCTCTGAGGTAATGGCAGTAAATGCAGATATGTATTTAGGTACCATCTTAATAGAGATAGACTTAAATTTATGCATATCATTTTCTTTAGCCAATCTAAATGGTATAGCCTCATCTTTCATAGATCTACAAATCTGAGACACCATTACTCCTAGAAGTTGATTAGAGATACCGAATGATGCTCCATTTAACTTAACTGCATTAGTAAAGAAAGTATGAATCTCATCATATGGTATTAGATTAGGAATGTTACCAGTAATCATAAAGATCCTAAATAGGTTCTCTATATTCTCTGCATTCTGAGGAGACTTTAAGCTAACTAGAGCTGTAGCTCCTTTGCGGAATCTTAATACACGATAATCTACTGGGACATCGATTTTCTTATCAATAACTAATCCCTTTACTTTATCTATTTCATCTGGCATACAGCTAATAACCATTGGATGGTTCATTAGTTTAACCCCATAGATAGATTTCCCTTTAGCATCAAATACTTCATAGGGGAATACTCCTATAGTATTGATATATTCGCCTGCCATCTCGGCAAACTTCATAGAACCATCACTTCTGAAGTACGATTCTGGTATATAGTAAACTAACTCTCCTCCATCGATATTGAATATCAGAGAGTCTTCTTCTTTTTTTAAAAATTTTCCGGTTTGAGCCATTCCCATGGGTTATTACCTCCTTATTATTAGATTTGTTAAAGCAGATAATAAGTAATAGCTAGAGGCTCTGAAAGCCTCTAGCTATTATTTGTTTTAACTAGCTGGGAAGTCATCTGTTGTAGTATAATTAAAAATAATACAAGAGAATTTAAACTCATTACCTGTATTAAAACTATTAAGTCTAGTAAAGATTAATTTATTTCCATCTATATACACACTAGGGTTATCAGCCGCAGATGTGTTTACAAATTGAATCATACCAGGCGTTACAGCTTCAGGTTTGAAGCCATTTGGTATATTAGTTTGGAATTCATACTTAGGTTTTCTCATCTTTTCAGATATAGTAAAACTACATTCTGTAAGATTTTTTGATTTAACCACTATAGATACGAAGTTTCCAACACGAGTTAAATGTAGTTTCTCTTCATTATTTCCAGCAGCTAATGGTATTTCTGTCATAGCTATAGCAATCTGATTATCAGATAATTCGTTATACTTATGATCATATTTATCATTCATAGCAGTTAATCTAGATTCTATAGATTTAATATCATTAGCAATACGTGTCATTATGGGTTTAAATGCTCCCTCTAATTTAGTTAGTAAGCTCATTTATATACCTCTTATATAATTCTAATAGTGCCATCAGTTGGACTATTCATTTCACTAGGTTCATTATCGGCTGTTATCCATATAATAGGAGACAGTCGTAATAACTCTATAATATGCTTGCTAGCATCATGCCCTTCATATTGGAATCTCATACTATATAAACTTCCTGATGATCCAAATAATAGACTAGCAACAACAGTGCCAGAATCTCCGAATACGATGCCATTAATATCATTTGTAGGTCTAAATCCATTAGGTATGATAGTATGGCCTTTATCTCCACCTCTACCATCAGGTAATCTAACTCTATACCATGTTATCTCTTTACCATCTATCATTTTGGTTTCTTTGACAAATTTTTTATCTTTCATCTCGGAACTTCCATATCGATATAAGTCTACGGCTCCATATCTTGATCCGTCTATATATGCAAACACAAACTGTCCTTTTCGGACAAGTCTGATTCTATTATTAGGTTTAAACCAAGTAGTTCCTTCAGGAGATTTCCATTCAAAAGTTTTTAAATCTGGTAGAGTTACTTGATCAGATCCAGTAGAACCAATAGATAAAACCCCTCTAGCTTGATCCATAGATAGTTTGACATTAGCTCCTCCAGCGCCAGGAGGTCCTTGCGGGCCTACATCACCCTTTGGACCTGGAGGGCCTTGTGGACCTACATCACCCTTTGGACCAGGAGGTCCAGCTTGTCCTGCATCACCTTTAGGGCCTTTAATAGTTTGTCGTTGTTCCTCTGTTAATTGATTAAATGCATTCTTGGATACATCTTCGATCTTTTTATATAGATCTTTGATATCAACTCCTATCTTTCTCAGACTAGGGGCTAATTCTTTGGATATCGTTTCCTTTAGTGACATTTTTCCTCCTAATATAAAAATAAGGGATGGAGTTTCCCCCATCCCTTATTCTTGTTATTCACTCTTAGCTTCGCTATAGTCTTTTACAAGATCTGTATTTAGATCTTCGTCTTCAGATTCCTCTGATTTTGGGTTAGAATTAATCTCTTTTAATTTCTCTTCAACTACTTTTTCTAAAGTATCTTTGGTGACCAAGCTTTCTTTAGTTTTAGCATCAAGATTTAAAGAGATCGTATTATCATCCGAAATAGAGATATTAGACCCTGCCTTTAACTTAGGTTGAGATGGACTATTTGAAGAAGTCGTACTATCTTGAAAGCCAAGAGTGATTAATTTAGGAATAATCTTATCAGGAATACGCCAAAACATAATCAATCTCACTTTCAGATTAAACTACTAAGCTATTAGCCTTCAGATACAGGGGAGCCAGTTTCAGAAGCGTGTGGTTCTCCTACTGCAGGAGATGCAGTGTTTTCACCACCTGCTGTAGCAGCAGCTGGAGCTGTACCTTCAGTTTCGCCTTTACCTTCTTTGTATGCGGCCAATAAGTCTGCATCTAATCCATCCAATGCTAAGTCAGTTTCTTTTACGAAACCTTCAGCAAGAGCGATGTGACCATCTTCAGCTACTGTAATGGAACCATCTTCTGGTGCAACAAGTTTAACTTGTGTTTCAGCTTTTTTAGCAAAGTCGTTCATGTTAACATCGCCAATGTTAGCGCTGATTGTACCATCTTCAGCGATAGTAACACCAGTACCTTGTTTCAACTTATCTTGCTTAGCGTCGAACTTAGCATCAAAGCCTTTGATTGTTGCTAAAATTGCTTTAATATCTGTACCAACTGCTTTAGCAAAAGGCTTTAAGATAGCTTCAATTTTAGATTTAAGATTAAAAGTGCTCATAAATTTTCTCCTTTATAGAAAAACTTATAAATAATGTGTTGGCAATTTCAACACCTACTATAATGTTAAAGAAAATTTATGGAATTTGGAAGGAGGCTATTGTCCTCGCTTACCCATGTTATAATGTGCCAAGATATCTATAGAAATATCTTCCACTTCCTCATCTCTATTGAAGCTTAAACCACGGATATCCCATCCAGCTTTAGTCGCAGCAACAGCTAAAGGCTCTAAACTTCCATCCATAGTTGTAGGTCTAAATCTAAGTACTTTATTTTCATCAGGACCACTAAGAGATAAAGACTCTAAAATACTCTTAATCGATTCCTGATTCAACGGACAATCTTGAAGATTCATAGCAGTATGGAGTTTACCATCAAATCTAAGATCTTCTAATCTAGTACATCCTAAAAACATGTTTTCAGTATTAGTAAGCTTATCTACATTGAGTTTTAGATGTTGTAAACTACGGCAGTTGTGGAACATCTCTTTACCATTTTGTAGACCGCTTGTATCTAATTCTACATTATTCAATTTTGTACATCCATAGAACATACCCTCAGCATCCATTAGCTTATCAGATGTAAGCATAATCACTTGAGGTAAATTGGAGCAATCTCTAAACATATGCTTAGCAGATTTTACTTTAGTCAAATCTAAAGCATCTAGTTTATTAAGAGATAAGGCTCCTTCAAACATACTATCTGTATACTCTACAATATCAGTATTTAATGTCTTGCCAAGTTCAGTAATATTTCTAAACTCTGTAGGGAAGTAGTTCTTGATAAAGTTATAAGCATTCTTAGATAACTTAATAGTATTGCTATCGGAATCTTGTACAATCTCAGATTCATCTACTGCACCTAACGGTCTAAGTCTTCTAATATTATGAAGATCTATTGCAACTAGTTTCTTTCTAAAGTCCATAGAGCAATCAAATCTAACTACAATCTTAGAATCCTTTTGGATAATACCATTAGCTAGATATGTAGAAATGCCATAATGCTTATTAGTCCAGAATTCAAAGTTATCTACTTTACCAGCAACTTTCTCCAATTTACCGTCTTTTACATAGTCAATCTCCCAGATATTAGAAGAGCCTTCTTCTAGGAGAACTTTATAGTTATCATCTGGATTGGCAAATGTAAAAGAAACCATTAGAGATCGCTTAACTTCTGCTTGTACATCTACTAAGCTTATCGTAGGACAATTTCTTTTTTTATCACGTTTCCCTGCAGTGGTATAGACATTACAACTTGTAGGGTCTGTTACGTTATTTATCATATAATCCTCCTTATAAAAATATTATTATATTGTGAGGATAAATACCCTATAGGTGTTAAAACGCCTATAGGGTGTATTTTTTAGAATTCTTTATTTGGTGCGTAGTTTTCGATACCTTTAGTGATGGTATGGAATAATAGCTCGCATTTATATAAGAAGTTTTTATAGAACTCAGTTGGTTCTTTTTCATCCATAAGCAATTTATATGTAGCAATAGCATTAAGCAATACACCATAGATTCTAACCACGTCTGCAGTTTTAGATCCATTGATTAAACTTAGAATAGTAACAACTACTTTATTTACATTCATTGCCGTTGGAGCTTCTTCTGGATGATGATAGTTTAATACTCGATATAATGCCATCATATCAATAGCATTGATTCCAGCATTACGTAGTGTGTATCCAATAGAATCTCTGTGATGGTCATACTTCTTAAGTAACTTATTGATATTGAAGATTGTAGGATTCTTCTCACAATAATCGAAAATGAAATCTAAAGATACACTATCGTTTACAGCATCTAGCATTGCTTTAGCTTCAGCTTTAACATCTTCATTGCTATCTTCACTTTCAATTAACTTGGTCAAAGTATTTACTTTACTATAGTAGGAGTGCTCTACATACTCATCTAAAACAGTTCCCATTTCAGATTTGTTTTTAGCTCTATCTACAGCTTTATCAAAGATGTCTTTGCCTTTATCGATAAATGCAGTCGTACATGCTTCTCGGATTAATCCTTCTACATATGGCATGAATGCATTTGGAATTAAAGGATTAACTCCATCACGCTTAGCTGCCTTAACAAACTTAGCCAAAGTACGTTCAGGAATATCTGCAATAAAGTCTACCATCTTATCGCCAGCTTTGATGATAGTTCTATAGGCTTTAATAATGACTTCGATATCTTCATCATTGATATCTTTAACATCAAAGTTCTTATTCTTTTTAATAGAGGATCTTACTTCTTCTACAGTAACCTCTACATTTTCTAATTCTTTGAATACATCTTCGATTTCTGCTTTATCATCTTCAGTAAGCTCAACACCTTCTTCAATTTCTTCTTCGATGTTGATTTCACCAGATGGGATAATCGTTTCTTCTTCGTGTACGTCTTTGATGTTTTCTTCCATGATTAAAGTCCTTTCTTCAATTTAAGATTGTTAATTTTTCTTCTTATATACCAAATAGCCTTCTCCAGATCTTCAATCTCTTTAGAAGGATCTTTTTTGCCAGCTCTGGCAATATATTTAACCGCATTACCTAACGGGAAATCTAATTCTTTATCTTCAATGAAGTCAATAACTTCAATCTTACCAGTAGTATAATGAGCTGGATGGTTAACTGGATCTACAATAGCCGGTTTATCCATCTCTACAAGAATCTTATTATACTTATCTGCTGTATTAGCATCAAGACTCGCTGTCTCGTATCTCTTGCTCTTTATCACTGTCGTCATATTCTGGTTCACTGTAGACTCTTGCATCTGTTTGATCTCCTTGTTTAACTACATACTCCGAGGATTTAACTGGTTTAGTAAATGGTTTTGCTAGAATAATCTTTGATTTCTCTTCCATCTTAAACTCCTGCTAAACTTAGACGTAATCTAGTAATATATTCAGGTAGCATCTCATCACTAGAAAGAACTGTCTTAATGAAATTATTATATATAGGCTCATTCTCAGAAACAAAGCTCATAATCATATCAGACTCTGGATGAGCATATTGACTTTGAACTATATCTCCTAGGCTTATATCTAGATTAGAAATATGTTTCAATACTCCAAGAATATTAGCAATGATCAATCCCATTACTTCGTCTTCATTTTTTAGACTATTATATATTGTAGCACTATCCTTATTCTTTTTAAGCTCTTCCATATTTAAAGCAGTAAAGATATCGGTCTTATCTTGTCTAATGATTTGGATTGTGAAATTAAGCATACGAGTATTGAAATCAGAAACTAGTAAGCTATATAATGCTGCGGCTGGTACATATAGATTTGTATCGGAATCTATATCTCCAGTCAAAGAGACTCCACATCTATCGCATATAATATTGATTATATTGCGATAGGTCTGCTGTTCGACAATATTAGTATTCTCCACATCTACTGGGAATTGAGTTCTAATATTATCGAAATTGGATTTGAATACATTAACCATATTTGGCTTACCATTAACAGGGAATCCATAACGTTTTTCGATTTGGTCACTAATAATGTCATAGATATATTCGCTACTGAACTTGGCTAATATCTCTGACAGCTGTCGTTCACTGACTAATTCATAGTCCTCATTATTTGTGTATCCGAACATGTGTCTTCTCCTTATTATAAATTAAAATTTATTCAAATGTGTAAGTGAGAATAAAAATTAATTTAGCCTATCGTATAGATTTGATAGATTACCCGTTAGAGGACTGTACTCTTCGTTTCCATCTTTATAGAAGTCTTCGAATACTGATGCAGATAGTTGACCATCATTCTGATTTCTAATCTGATCGATATCTTCTTTCATCATATTATATTTATATGCATATGCCTTGAGAAAGTGCTCATTCTGGAATGCTTGTTTCAAGAACTCTTCTTCAGCTCTACGTTCTTTATCTTCCCATTCATTATACATCATTCCAATAGCTTTAACGAAATGACCCATCTTCTCTTCAGAAGTTGGACCAGTGTCTAGCTTATCGTTATATAATTCTTTCTGTAGTTGATGGAACTCACTATAGATATTTATAGTTTCAGTTCCTTCATCGAATATAGTATCATCTACATCTTCATCGGTCTTAAGTACGTCTTTGGTAATATTGAATACTTCTTTTAGATTTTTGCCTTCATACCATACATACATCGCCATCAAATATGCGAATGTTAAATCATCATGTGTATTAGCAGAGTGCTCAATCTTACCATTACGTTTTACTTCTAATCCTAAGAACTCATCATAAAGTCTTCTAGATACGAACTTATCTTTATGGTGATCCATCCGCTCTCTAAGAATCTCTATTAGTAGATCGCGGACACTCTTAGTCGAATCTAGACCAAATACTTTAACTAGGGCTTTAGTCTTCTTAATAGCACCTGGTCCTTCATAGCGTTCTTCTAGAATCTTTTCCTTGTGCTCGAAGTATAAGTTATTAGTCAATCCAGCTTTCTTGAGCATACCAATAACAGCTGCACCGAAGCCGCCATTTCGTTCGACGTTGATGACTACATTCTTCATGTATTTATTAGTAAGTTCAACTATAATCTTAGATAGCTCAATCTGACTAATATAGTTACACTTAAAGTCTAATATAGTTTTAGTAGTCTTACTATCTATAACTGCTATAGTAGAACTATCTCGTTTATAACCGCCAGATACGTCAACCCCCATTATTGGCGGATTAACCGGATTACCATTTCTACCATATTCAATCTGGCTATATACATTTACTTGGAATTTGCCATTCAGTACTTCTATTGTACTTATAGGATCTTTAGTCAATCGACTAACTGTCTCTAATTCTTCTAGGGTAAATGGGGAATTCTCAGATCCAGTGGACCATTCTAAGAGAACCTCGCGTCGGATATCTTCCCACTTATTACCCATTGTCTTACAGATCTCTTTAAACCATACTTCAGACTTTCCTAGCTGAGCATAGCTGAATTTGATATAGACAAATGTAGACTTCGTATTTGAGTTTAGTATATCCACCAACTGAGCATAGTTCTTATCATACCAAGTCTCATTAAATGGAGTCGCATCTTCTTTCATTTGATATGCGAAGATACCTTCATTGGAAGTCAAGAACCCTGGAGTTGTAGTGAATAAGATACCATATGGTGCACCATTAGCTCTAGAGTTATCGGCAGCACGTTTGAATGCTGGAACTGTATTTAGATAGATGGTTTCATTATATGGAGCAAATCCCCATTCGTCTCCCCATAATAATGGAATAGACTTACCACGAAGCAAGTTCTGTGCAGCTGTCTTATTACGAGCAGATGCCACAGTGATGATTTTATTTCTATTTACTGCATGCTCTAGTCTTAAGATAGTATCTGATACTCTAGCATTTTTACCACCTCTATTGAATGGCTGATCCATTCTTAGATATGGCGGAAGACATTCTCTCAGATTCTTTAAAGTCTGTAAGTTATCTTTGGAACCGTCTAATGCTTTATGTAGAAAAGCTATAGTAGAGTTCGATGTACCAAAGTTAAATAGATATAGATATCTAACATCAGCAGCAAGTGTTTTACCATGCTGACGTGGTAGCTCTAGGAATATATTCATATTGTATATAGAGCAATAGAATAAAGCCATATTACCACGGTGTAGCTGGAATGGAATACCAGATCCGCTACCCCCTTGGTCTGGGACTCTACATACTTCCCTTACAAAGTACCAGAAGTTTGCCATACATTCTCTAAGTACTTTACTTTTATAATATGAATTTAGATTCGGATCATGTGGATCTATTTGTGCCAAATCTGGATCTAATAGAGTCAGCATGAATTTGTTATTCTTTACCCCAATAGCCTCCAAGTACTGGTGCATTTCAATAAATGATCTATTGCGGGTAGACATTTGATAGTATACTTTCATCTGCATATTCAGGCTCCTCCTTAGTTAGATGTGGGAGTTTGTAATGCTTGGTATTTTTGCATGTATATTATAACAGTGATGTAGTAGATAGTATAATCATTTTGATTTACTATGGTATTACACATTTTCCAATGGAGGAATTACACAATGAATAACATGACAAACTTCGATGCAGCTTTTAACACACCTTTCTTTATGGATTTCCATAATACATATAATCCAGAAAGGGTAGAAGTTGACGTACCATTACAGGTTACATCTAAAGAAGTAGAAATTTATAAATCCAAATATAGCGAGGGTTTCGTAAATGACTCTTACTTAAAATTATTCGCATTATTCCGTTTAGTTGGGCAAGTGGATGATTTGGAAAAAGCGTTAACTGAATACGCTTTGATTAAATTAACAGAGATGAAAGAACGTGTAGCGGATTACAAAACTGGTAAGAAAGTAATTCAGTTTATTTCAGATGATTATCATATCATCGAAAAATCCGTGCGAGCTTTAGAAAATTATCTAGGCTTGCAATGTAATTTCTACTTTGTAGAGGTTGCATAAAATTAAAAAAGGAAACATCGAAGGGTGTTTTCTTTTTTGTCGATTTGCTTATTTTTTCTATGCTACCAAGGGTAAATGCATATTCCAGTGTATATTATAACTACGAATCTGATTCATATATTAATTCAAAGGAGGTTATATGGAATAACAAGTTAAAAGATTCAAAAAAGTTTATTGTATTATTTATTTATGGAGGAAAAGAATGAAAAAGTTAATTTCCAAAATCAAAGAGAGTAATGCTAGACTAATGGTATTATTCTTGATCTTAGCATTAGCTGAGTTAAATCTTATTATAGGATCTGCTATCGATCCATTACATGGTAACAGATGGATCGTTGAGCCATTAGCAGAGTATATTATTAAAGAGACTGCTATGCCTCTATTTATAGTAGTATTCCAGATTATTAAATATTTATTTATGATCGGATTAGGATATGTAGCTATTCGATCTTATATTAGAATTAAAGGAGGAAAATAATATGTTTGGTATTAGATCTGAGGCCAAAAAAGAATTATTAAAAGAGAAACTAGAAAATAAAACTAATAATCTTTTGGCTAATGTCGAAGAATTATTAGATACTGTACGAAAAGATATTGAGGATATAAAAAGGCTAAAATATAATATCGATAATATCAAATTGAGTATAAATGAAGAGCTCGATATTGTATTATGGGCGATATGTACTACAAATAACTTTTATATCAAGAATCCTATAGGATCAATAGCAAATGATTTTAGCGGATATGGAAAACCATATATAGCTGACAGCTATATTATACTTCCAGTAAAGTATATCTCTGGAGGAGATAAGGAGTTCTTTGCATTTATTCCACGCAAAGGTCTAGAAACTATCGTAGTTGAAAATATTACTGAAGATGAATTGGAGATGGATATAGAAGCTCGATGTATATCTTCTATGATATTCTCAGATGATCCAAAAGTTAGTATTGCTGGTGTATTGATGTCTTCAGCTAGCAGGACTATAGCGGAATATGTCAAGTATGATGATATTAAGAAAGGAGATTATTATATCCACTTTAATATAGATTATTTTGGATATAATATAATTCTAAAGTCGGAGGATTTAAAATTTGGTAATCTATGGTTAGATGTAGAAAAAGATGATAATACAGTAACTGTCGGTCCATTACGTCCTGACCTAGATTATATTGAAGTATTTGATAACAATATCTTAGAGCCAAGTCTTTTAGATAAGTTATTTAGTAAAGACAAGAAATAATACTATACCCACATAGGAGTTCAACTCCTATGTGGAATTTTTATAATAGTGGTATAATAAAGGAGAAAATAAAATGAAAACCCAAGATGAGGTAAAAGAAATAATTGACTTAAGACTGAGATTAAAGCACGATATTATTTCTGACAATATATCTAGAGCTTTTCATGCTATACAAGAAGAGCTAAAAGATATAGAATTAATCCGCAGTGATATAAAAAATATCGAGTTGAATGAAAGAGAGAAACTTGATATTGTATTAGACGCACTCTGTGACACTAATAGTTTTTATATCAGCAATCCAGTGGGAACACCAGATGTGGAAAAAAATATTATTAGCTGGTATGGGAAACCATATGTTGCTAATACATACATTGTACTTCCAGTGAGATTTGAATCTGGGGAGGATAAAGAATTCTTCGCATTTATCCCACGTACTGGACTCGGAACTATCGTGGTCGAGGACATTATGGAAGATGAATTAGAGATGGATATGAAATCTAGATGCATGTCATCTATGATATTCTCCGATAGACCTGAAATTATACTAGCTGGAGTGTTAATGACGTTATCTAGTAAAACCATTGCAGAATGGGTTAAGTATGATGATATCAAAGAAGGAGAGCATTATATTTACTTTACTAGAGACTACCATGGATATACTGTAAGATTAACTTCTGAAGACACCATACTTGGGAATTTCTGGTTAGAGGTGAGTAAAGACGAAAAAACCGCCGCTATTGGACCATTACGTCCTGATTTAGATTATACCGAAGTATTTGACCATGATATAGTTGAACCTGACCTTCTGGGTCGGGTATTGGATTCAGCAGAGTTGTAATATATTAGGAGAATAAATATGTCCGATAGTAAAATTATAGATGATATCAAAGCAGAGTTGTTGGCAAAAGATCTAGAATCTTACACAGTAGGTGTGATTTTAGAGAAGTGTAGCAAGTTAGGTTCTATCGAACAACTACTCAAAGTAGAACTCGAAGAAGAAGTTGTATTTATCGCATTCACTACACAATCAGGGTCATTTATTGGAGCATTCGATAAACGCTCAGACTTTGAAATTGGGGAAGGAAAAATAATAGCTATCCTTCCTGATTTATTCAATGAGGATAAGTCCTTAAAAGATCTCTTCTATTCCACATTAGAGCTAGGCGGGGCAAAAGAAAAGTTATATGCAATTATCAATAATCCAAGCGAGAATGATGTTGATGATGGATTTATATCTTCCATCGAAACACTATTGAAGTTTAGAGATCGCATTCCAGACGAAGTGAAGGATAAGCTCATCGCTCAAGTGGATGAGGTGAATGGTATTATCGTTGTAAAAGCGATGGAGCCATATTATCCGCCATTTGGGAGTATATATTTCATAAAAGGAGATACAATTAAAGGGATAGGCTTAATAGGTGATACACACATTCATCTATTAAGTTTGACACGTAAAGGACGTGACTTAATAATTGATCTTTTCGAGGATATTAGTGAACCTAAAGAAATACAGCTATTAGAGTCTGTATTACGGTGTATAGAAACACCTGTTAAGGTTACGAAAGAAGACGATGGGTTTACCTTAGTCTTTAAAGATCGTTGGGCTGGTGATATAATATACCATATAGGCGATACATCATATATATCTTATGATGAAAAATCGGGACTACGTAGAAGACCAATAGAAATATTAGGATATATAAAGAAGAGTAGATGCCTTAAGGCGTATAGTTTACTGGATATGATTGAGTTTGAAAACAGATTCGGATGGAGATCTGATAAATTCTTCAAATTAGATAAAAATGGCAAGTTCCAAATAGTTAACGACTGCGAAGAAGTTAAAGAGTAATAATAATACCCCATAGGAGTTGAACTCCTATGGGGATATTTATCTTATTTTCTTTTTTTGTTTTCAACAACAGGAGTTTCTTCTTCTTGCTCTTTCTTCTCAGGACGGATATCCTCTTTAGGAGGATTTTTCACTTCTGGTTTAACTTCAGGGGCTTTTTCTTCTTTTTTTACTTCTTTTACAGGAGCTGCTTCTGCAGCTTCAAAGTTAACTTTATCATAGTTAGTGAAGTCTAATACTAGACGTTCCCCTGTAGGGAGAATTTCACTTACGATAGCATGTTGTAAAATGCATTGACGGATTTCATCTAAGGACAAGCTTTCTTGGTTAATACCACGAACCATTCTAGAGTTTAACATGATTGGCTGACGAGCTACGACAGACACTACTTTTCTCACTTCAGACATTATAGAGTTCCTCCCTCTTCGACTACAAAGTTAATAAGTTCATCATCAATAAGATGATATGCTTCATTTAGTTCAGTAGAAGCCTCTACTTCTTCTGCAATTTCTTCTGCATCATTGTTATGCTCTCTGGATACGTCAGCAATAAGTTCAATCTCAGCTGCTTCATCTTCATTATCAGCATAGACTTCGATTTCTTCTTCTTCTAGACCTTCGATGGAGTCGATATCTTCGTTATCTTCTTCATCATCTAATTCTAAAGAACCTGCAGCATCGATAATATTATCAATAGTACCATCCATATCAGCATCATTTGCACTTGTAGCAATATCTTCTACAGCTGCAGCTGTAGCATCAAGATCTGCACGGATATCAACAGTAGATTCCATTAGTATTCCTCCTTATATTCTACTTCATAAGAGTCATCATCCATATAACTATCGAGGTCTCCCTCTTCTAGATCGGATAAATACATCTCTTCATCATCTTCATAATAGTCGTCATCGTTATTCTCGATAGCATCTATTATATCTCTTCTTTCGATAAGAGCTTTCAATTCAGTGCCGTTCTCATCAAACATAACAAGATCTGAGTCAGCTTGATCTATTTGCTCTTTAAAAAATTCATCAAGTGTCATAGTTGAACACCTCCAAAATTACCTAAATGTTACCGAGTTGGGTTTTTTAATAACTCCCTAATATGGCGTTCTAAGATATATATAATTACAGGAACATAGTAAAATATCGTAGCAGCCTCTACAGTATAGTTAAATTCTTCAATGCTATCAATTAGGAGATCATCAAGTCTACCGTCTTCTTTTTTGTTATCATTGAAATAATCTATTATAATATTTTTAAAATAGAATGGATCCATAGTATCATATCGTTCATTGTCTCTAATACGCATTACAGTATCATCATCAAATGCAGATATTGGATTGTACGCTCCAGCTCTATACACTGTAAAGATCTCATAGTATTCTTCTATATTATAGTATAATAGAGAAGTCTTATCTTGAACTAGCATGCCATATAGACTTGGATTGTTTATAGTATTCTTATCTTTTCTCTCTATAGCATTAAATAAAGTTTGCATATAATCTAATGCAAATGTCGATTTAGGATAAATCTGATGAGCTACTTGAAGATAATCTAGTTCCGAGCTATTCATCAAGTTTCCTCTACGGATAAATTCTATCATAAATCCATCATAGAAGTTTCTATTGTCATATGTATAGATAAAAGTCTGTACTTTGTTTGAATAGAATAGAGATCTGTAGTATGTCTTTAAGTTAAGACAAATATTCTCTAATCTAGTAGTATAATTATAATCATCAGACTTCAGAATTAATGATAAATTAGTTCCTATATTAGTTGTATCCATTACAAAGTTATCTACAACTAAGTCATCTATATCAGTATTATCACTATCATGGGAGCTAAGTTTATATGCTATCTTATACATATTAGCCCCTGTAGGTAGTGTATCCAAACTTACATTAGTAACCTTAAATAAGTATTCCTCATCTGTATGATTGATTATGAAATAATCTTGAGGATATGGCTTGAATGCATTTGGTGGTATATAGGCTTCACCTTCAATACTATCAGCTTCTATACCAAAGTCTCCACTCTCCATTTGAACTTGGATTCTTTCCATGCCAAATAGAACAGCATCTTTTATTTTATTATACCGTATTGGTGAGTCTCCATCTGTATAGCTATACGCTAATATAGATCCCTCATCTAATGTAGTATTAGATGTATCTATATTATAATACGTTACAGTTGTAGGAGTCTTATCAGTAAATGTGTAAAATGTGTTATCTAATCTAGACTTCTGAGAATCTAGTATAGAGTTTATTGTACCGACATATGTAGTGTCTAGAAATTTTCCCACTTTATATTCCTCCTTTATGATTATTGCCATGTTTCGACAAAAAAATAAAGTAGGGCGATTAACGTCCTACTTTATTCTTGTAATCTTATCTTCTATCATATTTAAAGGAACACCAAAGTCTTTATCTTTGATATTCTTATGGAACGTAATAGAACTTCTCTCGAATAGTCTAGCATTACCTTTGATGAATGATAACATCTGTTTTTCAGATATACTACCGGCATCATCATTATCGAAGTATAAATTTAGATTCATGTCTATTACCCCTTTAGAGATGATATAACTCAATGCAGCCAAATACTTATTCCCAGATGCCGCTAAATAGATGCCATTAGACATCTGTTTCATATTAAAATACACTGAAAGTATATCGAACTGTCCTTCAGTGATGTGGACTTCTGGGGCTTGTTCCATTATATTTACACTTGTAGGCATGCTATATATTTTGGTGAAGTTCTCTTCATATAGCTTGACTATAATATAACGAAACTTCGAGTCCACCTGTCTAATACATCTAAGAATCAATGCAGTCCCATTTGTAGATAGAAATCCTACATAATCTTTTTGTATTCTCAAAAGATCTTCATCAGTTGCTCTAAAGATCTTTCTGATAGATCCAAAGAATGGACTTATATCAAACACCAATCTACATGATAGAAGATATGAGTCTGGCAGATTATTACCTAATCTCATTCTGACATAGTTAAGTTTATCCGTAAAATCAGATAATCTGACTAGTGCGCTGTCTGTACTAAATACGGATTGATATTGTCGTCTAGACTCTCCATATAATACAGAATTTGAATTTCTATTGATCGTTCTATTATGAGACTCTATCTGTGCTATAAGATTAGTATCTCTTAAACCAATATCGTTCAAAAAATTTTTATTGGCTATGCCTTTAGCCTCGCACTTAAAGCAGTTGTACATAATCGGTTTATCATCAGAAACCGATATGTACATATGCCTTTTGCCCTTAGATGATGTATGACCACAATAAGGGCAGCGAATAACAAGTTCCTTTCCCCCAGCAGCAAGCTGGGAGAATGGAACTGCTTTAAGCAAATTATTTGATAGTTTCATAAACCAATTTTAGTAATGCCTCCTTCAATAGTTGCTTAACATAATCATTTTCAGATTCTTTGTATAGAATTCTGAGCATGTTAATATATTCATCTTTATATTCTGTTGGGTTATAAGTTCGATTTAATATATCCAACAGAATTCCATATTTATCTTTACTTTCGAAAATCGGAATATCAGCCTCCTCTTTGACTTCAACTAGTTCTTCATCTTGAATAACATCTTCTACAACCTCTAGATCATCGACTAGATTGATTTCTACTTCAACCTCAGGAGTAGATGCCTCTTCTTGTATAGCTGTTAATTCGTCAACTTCAACACCAGCCCCTAATGCTTTTAGTAAATCATCCAAAGAGATTCTGTTTTTCTCTTCACGATTAGCATTAACCACTGGAATCATCTCTGATAATACAAGAGCCTCTGGGCTAAGAGTACTCTCATAATCGTAAAAACATAAATTATTCTTACACATTCATATACCCCCTTCTACTAACTTTAGCTGAAACATTAGGCATGCGATTACGCAGAATGTTTACAATTTGAGCGAATGTGGTAGCACTCTTATACTTATCGTCTAATTGGTATTTGTCTTTGAATCTGTCTAAATCTATATTTTTATAGTCTCGGCAGAATCCGTCTAGATTCTCTAGAATTCCGCGATGGGCTCTTGCTTCGATAATAAAGCCTAATACAGACTTCTTATATGTCTTTAGTGTTACTCCCATTTCATCTACTAGCTTATATACTTTATTTAATGCTTCATTATTATCATCAGTAGATATAGCAATTTGTGCCACTCTATCCATTATATCAAATGATAAATTGTTATTACATTTGACAGTATTATTGGTATACGTATTATATGATTTTGTAATCCTAACCTCACGATCTACATTACCATATAGTTTTGAGTATACTTCATCATTTGTGATGATATTGTACTTTAGGACTCTCTCTAGCATAGAGAGTTTATCGCCGGAGTATTTAATTTTATTTTTTCTAAATATCTCCTGAATGGCAGCATTTCGGTATGCAGCTCTATTATGAGAATTCAATTTCTCAAATATCTCATACACACCAGGAATCAATATTCTTCCATATGGAGTATTCAAGATATTCTCTAGACTTCTTCCATGAGATGCTAGAATAATCTCTAAAGGCTGAGCCTTTAGAATATTCTTTACTGAACCGTATCCTAAAGATTTAACTTCATTTATGAATGATTTCGCAAGTGTCTGCATGACACCTACATTGTCAGCATCTGGAAAAATTGCTTTATATAACATATTTGTTCCAGCTACTTTAGATAAGTTGTATAGATCAATTTTATGCTCTACGCAATACAGTATATTACCCGCTGTCTTGCGAGTATACACGTCAGTTTCACTAATCATGATTAACCCTCCTTAGTGAAAATACAATAATAAATCAAAATTATAATATACACCCAAAAAAATATTCGCACAGGAGATTTAATCCCCTGTGCGGTATTCTATCTATCAGCATAAATAAGATCTAAGAATAATGTAGAAATCTTTCCATCTACATCGATGTCTACATTTCTTATTGCAATTCTATTCTCGTCTAGAATTACTAGATTATCGTCAGGTAGTAATCCGTATATTCCAAAATCACTCTCTGCAATAATCATCTCATCAGAATATGTATAAGTAGCATTATTATACATAGTAAGATCTACATAGTCATCATATCCTCTAAATAGGATATATCTGTGGGATCTTATATATGCATAAATCCCTTGAAGTTTCATTCTAATATCACCTCACTATATCTTTTATTATCAGTGATTAGTTCAATAAAAGCTTTTACGAGACTTAAATTATGAGTGAGCTCTAGACTATCTAACTCATAATTATCTAGTAGAAAGATTCTATCTCCCTCTATTAATCCATAGCTCTCTCCGATATCTGACTCCATAACTACGATATTATTTTTATATCTATAACGACATCCATTGATATCTATGCAGTTATGTCTATTGAAGATTATATCCTTATTTTTAACTATAAGGTCATATAATCCACTGAATTGAAAAGTCATATATCCTCCTAGACATTGCAATCGATAGCAATCCAATTATTTCGAATAAGATCTAAAAATGCTGTAGCAATTCTATTATCTTCATCTATATCTACATTTCGTACAGGTTCTTCATTAAGATCTAAAACTACTAAAGAATCATCTTCTAATAGACCATATAAACCAAAATCACTCTCTGCAATAATCATACCACCAGTAATTTTATAGTATGTATTATTATATTTAAGTCTATCAAAATAATTAGCCTCTCCAAATGTATCATTTCTATGATTTTTAATATATGAAAACATTCCAGGCAATTTTACTTTACACTTCGATAATTCATTTTCATATAGCCGCATAAATATCATTACAAGATTTATATCATCAGTAAGTTCTATGCTATCTATATTATAATTAAAGTCTAGTTTAAAGATTTCATCATCTTTATCTAAAGAGTAGAATTCTCCTGATTTTGTTATAGCAATTATACTATTATTTCTATATCGATATACGCACCCATTTATATCTTCTAAATTATTATTATTCCCATATGAGTCAAAGATGATATCTTTATTCTTGCTTATAAGATTATATAATCCATTAAATTGAAATGCCATATATCCTCCTAGATATTGCAACCATTATTAATCAAAGTAGCATACAAAAGAAACTCTTCATTTAGCAATTCTTGCTGTGGAATGAATGGAGTTCCAGTAGCCTCTTTGTTATTAAAGTCTATAATCTGGAATTTAGATGCTATTATGATAGATAGAATACTTATCAGCTTTTCATCTATCTTAGGATTCTTATAGATATTAGATAGAGCTATATATGTAGGAGATGCTTGGATCTTAGCTAGCTCCTTCTTATTCATATTAGTTCTATTGATAACCTTAACAAACTTACCAGAGATAATAGCCTCCATAGTATGAAGACCATTAATAGCTAAGATTCTCTTAGCTGCAATGATAAGCTTGATATAGTTAGTTAGATCCATAGACCCCAAAGAGGATGGATCTCCAAACCACTTATAGAATAAGTAGCATACCAATGTCTTTTGTAATGGTACAATAGGAGTCTTTCTTCCTCTACAGAGTTCTACTCTATAGTAGTCAATCTCATCTTTACTGAATGGACCAAATCGTTCTTCTATCTTCTTCATAGTCATTCTGAAGTTAACTTGGTTATGTAATAGAAGTGCCTCATTCTTTTTAGACAGATGAGATTCAAATTTATCAAATTCTGAATTGTCATCATCATCGCAGTCATTTCTATCAGATGATAGCTGTCTGAATGAATACTCATACTTAGCTGCAACTACATTATTTCTATTATTATTCTTTAGAGCAACGTAGATGTAGTTCAAAGTATTCTGGCAATACCTTGACTTTGGAAGAATCTGAGTGATGATATTCACAATAGATTCTAGTCTATGGCTATATTTATTCTTACCTCGAATATATTGCTGATCCCAAGAACCAGCATTCTTAGCCATATCTTGAATGATTCTACTATTTGTAGTCTCAGTCAATTTAGCAATGATATCAATATCAGGATGCATTTCATCAATTAGTACATCAAAGAATCGCATTAGATATGGATCCATTGCTTTTATGCTATTTATATAAGCGTAATGGGCCAGTATAGGAATCAGTATAATCTGAAATAGCGAGATCTCCATGATAGCAAGGAGGTGTCTATTGCTATACTGCAATACGTTCCCGTCACGCTTATTTTTCTTAATATGAATAATATAGTTCTGCTCGTTCATTGCTTTCACTTTGTAAGCAAATGAACTAAATAGAATCATATTACGTACATCTCTCAGTAGATTATCTACTGTATACAAATGATTCTCATCTGTATCAATTAAGAACTTCAATCTTGCATAGATCATAAGTAACTCATGATCTGTATCGAAATACTTCTCTAGATAATTCATATAATGAGCATAATGGGCTAATGTCTCTTCAGAAGAATAGCACTTCTTACTACCCATACAGAAGGTATCAAACATAATCATCTCTTCATCATCATTCGTTAATACCTTAGCTAATGGTGCCATTAGTCTTTTGCCATTTAGAGGTTTAAATATTTCATCCTCAGGGGCGGCAACCCAACTATCTACTGGGGGAATGTAATCATTCCCAATATAATTATTGAAGTTGGATACATCTGGCATATCCAATCCGAATTGTTTAGATTCATCGACAAATTCATCATCCTGCCGGACAACTCTATCTGTAATTGCATTTATTAGTTGCATTCTCTTTACCTCCCTAAACTAGAATAAACTAATGATTCGTAGTTATAATATATGAATCATATGCGTTTTGTAGTTTTGGTAGTTTTAGTTGTTCTGTTTGACCCACTTGTTTTCTTAACGTTAGATACTTTGCGTACATGCTTACCATTCGTATGCTTAGCTTTTCTTTTTAATCTATGGACAAAGTTTTTGTCTTTAGCTTTAGCATCATTAAACCCACTAATTCTGGCATTGATTTTGGATTCACAATCTTCTACTAGATTGAAGAATGCGTCCTTATCTTTTATGACAAAGTTAGAACCTGTGAAATAACTCTTATGAGTTAATCCTTTCCCTTTGATATATAGATATGCCATATATACTATCTTAGAATAGTTGGCTATTCCTTGAAGATTTCGTACTACAGCTTTCTCTTGCAATACCTTTTCTGGGCATTTAGGAACTAACTCAGGATCAATCATACCATTCTTTCTATATACATGCATATATGTATATACAAAATCTGGGTCATTACTAAATAGAGTTATATTATAATTAGTTAGAGTTGTAGCCGATGTATCTGTATCCTTTGTAGGAAAGAATGAAAATACTACATCATATGTAAACTTAGGCAATGTCTCTGATGGAACTTTAACTAAGATATAATACTTCTTTCCATCACTATAAAAGGCATGTTCGAGGCTACCTTTATAGGCAACCTCTACAACCTCATGAAACTTCTGCTTTAGAATCTGTTTAATAAACCCTATCCCAGGTACAGCTCCTTTACCTATAGGGTTCCTATCATACGATTCAAATGTAGCTGACATGATATACCTCTATATTATTTTCTATAAATATTATGGGCAGGTGTTTGACATAGGAACTGTTTAGTAGTAACAAGCATTCCTACAACTTTTGTAACGATTCCAAGAATAGTGATATCAGATCTAATAGAAGATAATACTAAGGAATCAGTTTCTCCTGTACGTAAGTTTACTGGAATTCCAGTAGATAAAGTCTTATAAGTTAAGTCTTTAACTTTGGAAGATGCTTCTGCATAAGACTCAGGGTTTTGACCAAACTTAGTTGCATATAGTTTAGCTAATAGATCTAAGTAGGAATTGTAAACGATACTTACTAAATCTTTCTTGATTCCTTCAGTATCAGCATACTTCTCTACTAATTCTTTAATAGCTAATAGTCCTTGAACGTTAGCTCCCCATCCATATCCGTGCTCAGCAGCAGACATGCAGTTTAATACAGCATCTTCGGCTGCATCAAATCTATTATCTCTTTCTTCTGGAGTTGAACCGCCAATATATAAGTCTACCATATTAGCTTTCATGCTATGGATACGTCTACGTAAATTACCAATAGCATTCAAATCTTTACCATCTTTTCTAGCATTTTCTAATTGAGCCTGTAAGTTGTTTAAGATAGCTTTATAGTATGCAGAGAACTCATTAGTTCCTTCTTCATACATATTCTTAGGATTAATGAACTTAGTTTTATTATATCCAGCAATAACCGCATCGGCATGACCACACCATTCATGTACATTCTCTGCAGTTGGAGCATCGCCATTTTGTTGGTCAATAGCTTGCTGTTCGAAGTTGATATATTTTCTAATAGTTCTAGCACCAGTCAAATTAGCTAAGTCCATGAATTGCTCTGTTTGATGTAGATTTGTAATCAATACGAAAGGAATTTCCACACCACTTTGACGAGCATTTAAGATTGTCTTAATCAATGGATCCATTACAGATGCAGTATCTTTAGACATCTTAGGAGTTACAATAACTGTAGGAACGATAGCTTCTTTAGCATTGATTTTCTCAAAGATATTTCTATATACAATAGCTCCTAAGAATTCAATCATCTCTGGAGTATCAATAGGATCTTCGAAGAAATAGATATTAGGAGCATTTACTTCAGCAGTAGACTCAGCCTCATTATTGACAAACTCTTTATTAGAGTAACCAGTATTTAGAGTCATACCATCAAAGATCTTCATATAGTCATTTGAGTCTGTAGATCTCTTAACGTCAATATATACGTCAGTTCCATTTTCCATATACACATTGGAAATAAGCTCAGCCATCTCTTGATTATTATTAGTAGAGATTAGTGCAATCTTTTTAATATCTTCATATGTAGCAACAGGTTTTGCTTTAGATTTGATAATCTCTTCAGCTTCTTGGGCGATCTCTTTTAAATTAGCTTCAATCTCAGATGGAGCTACTTCTAAATCATATAAATCATTTGTATCAGGATCAAGCTTACTATTGAGACGTTTATAGATAAGGTGAGAAAGAATAATTGCAGATGTAGTACCATCGCCAACTTCTTTAACAACATGCTTAGTCAAGTCTTCTAATACTTCACGAAGTCCTAATTCAATTACTCCATTAAAGAAGATATTACATAAGATAGTATGACCATCTTTAGTAAATTTAGGAAGAGTGCCATCTTTTTTAATTTGAGTAGCAGAACCGTACGGTCCAAAAGAAGTCAATAAAGAATCGGAGATAATGCCCATTGTCTTTAAAGACTGGTCTTGTAAAGTTTCCTGTTCTACAATATTAGAATAGATTTCCATTATTATTCCCTTTCTACATCTGGTAGTTTAGCATAAGGATGAGATACATAGAAGAGATTATCAGGGAACTCTTCATGGTATTCATATCTAACCCCAGGTCTACCGCTATCCAAATAAACTACATTAAAATTATATTCACAAATAAAGATATGCTTTTTCACAGGCTTCTTAGGAAGACGATGAAGACTGTCTGCATATTTTAGATATAAAGAATCACATTCATCTAATTCAGTATTCTCATACCCTCTATGTATTCTTAGAGGTCTTTTAGCTCCAGCAATGACATGCTCTAATACTTCTTCTTTTAGAGGATGGTCTATTATACAACCTACATGATATCCGTCTGTCTCTATAAGCATTAGATTGGAGAAAAGTTTAAATACATCTGTATAGTAAATATTACCAAAGATATCTTTAGCATAATTATCTATAAGATCATCATACAGCTTATTAGCTGAACCCAAGTAATCTACTTTTAGGAGGGCACTTAATGGGTTAGCTAACGGTCTATTCAAGAAAAGATATTTAACTATTATCGGATCATCTTCAAATACTCCATCAATGAAGTATTTAGAATCTGCAAACTCACGTTTCAATAAATCATATATAGACATGTCTGTATCTATAAATGAATTATAGTCAAATATAGGTCTAACGTCAGACCTTGATTTAGTTAGTATAGACATAAAATACTCCTAGAGGAGAAAAAAATAAGTGGGATCCGAAGATCCCACTATTAATATTTTTAGATGTCATCTAGAGTGGCACGTTTAAATGAAGTTCCACCACTATTACCTTCTAAGCTATTATTATAGCTTGTTCCAGCAGATCCAGTAGATACGCCTAATTTATCTGCAATGGATTCTAAAACAGATTTAGTTCCGCCATTTACATATTGTGCAGTTTCATGCACAGAATATGCATATGCATTAGACATACTTGTATAGTATTCATCCAATACTGTTTTCAAATCAATCAAGTCCATATATTTATAGGACTCGAAATCTTTCTCACCATCCATTGTATCAGTATTGAAATTATGGATAGAGTAATGGAAGTCTGTACGGCAAATGAATAAAGCTTCCTCTTCGATTGCATTGGAATCCTTATTGAATTTGCGGATACAAATTACCGGTTGATCCACCCCAAAGTCATGACCATTGGAGATACTGATAAATTTATCTGTACCAGATACTACCCCAACAGATTCGCATTCTCCAGCAATGAGACGTTCAATCTCACGTGCTAAGATGTATGCTTTACTTTGTTTAATAAACACATAAACTTCTCTATCACGATCAGATACAGGGAAGTCTTGGCCATTTACCATTTTTAATGGAGCAATAGCAATCTTTAAACATCCTTGCCAGTAAGAAAAACTGATTGCAGATGCACCATATTTATTCACATCTTTAGAATTTGTCATTCTAAATTGTGAATAGACATTAATTGACTTTTTGCTGTTATTGTTTCCGTTTCTTGAAAAAATACTTTGACCTAAAGCCATGTTAATTCCTCCTTTAATGAAATAATACAATTATAGGTATGTAAACTTGGGTGTAGATTAATACACCACATACCACTGTTATAA